GCGAATAGCTTCTTTTTAGAATACTTGTCAAGACCACCTACGGCAGAAATATTTTTTGAAGATGTATTGATGGCATTAGTATTTTATGGCATGCCAATACTTGCAGAGAATAATAAACCACGTCTTTTGTATTATTTAAGACGTAGAGGCTATAGAGGTTTTAGTATGAACCGGCCTGATAAACTTTGGAACAAGCTATCAACAGCAGAAAAAGAAGTTGGTGGTATACCAAACTCAAGCGAAGATATAAAACAAGCTCATGCTGCTGCTATTGAAATGTACATACAAGATCACGTAGGTATGAAGCAAGATGGTAGTTTTGGTAATTTGTATTTTAACGAATTATTAAATGATTGGGCTAAGTTTGATATAAATAAAAGAACAAGTTTTGATGCTTCTATAAGTAGCGGTTTAGCTATAATGGCTAATAATAGACATTTATATAGACCAAACGCAAAAGTTGAAAAACCAAAACTAAATATAAATATTTCTAAGTATACAAATACTGGAACTAATTCAAAAATAATAAAATAACATGGCATATTCTAGTAAAAGTTATTTTCCTAGTCAAACTGTAAGTGATGCTGAAAAGCTAAGTTACGATTACGGCTTAAAAGTTGCTAAAGCTATAGAGACAGAGTGGTTCAATAATGACCGAAGTCTTAATAGATATATGACTAACCGTAAAAATTATCACAGTCTAAGGCTCTATGCTAGAGGAGAGCAATCAATACAAAAATATAAAGATGAGTTATCTATAAACGGTGACTTAAGCTACTTAAACCTTGACTGGAAACCTGTACCTATTATACCTAAGTTTGTAGATATACTTGTTAATGGTATGTCTGAAAGATTATATGATATAAAAGTATATTCTCAAGATCAGTATGGTGTTGAAAAAAGAACTAAGTATATGGAAGGTTTGTTAACAGACATGAGGCTTAAAGGTTTAAATGACTTCACAGAACAAGCTTTTGGTATGCAAATAACAGAAAACGAACCTGATTCATTACCTGAAAGCGAAGAAGAATTACAGCTACACATGCAGTTAACATATAAGCAAGCTGTAGAAATAGCACAAGAACAAGCTATAAATACACTTTTCCAAGGTAGCAACTACGAGTTAATAAAAAAGAGATTTTATTATGACTTAGCAGTACTTGGTATTGGTGCTACTAAAACTTCTTTTAATACTTCTGAAGGCGCTATAGTAGAATATGTTGATCCAGCTAATTTAGTATACTCTTATACAGAATCACCTTATTTTGATGATATATATTATGTAGGTGAAGTTAAATCCATACCTGTTAATGAACTAGCTAAACAGTTTCCTCATTTAACAGAGTCTGATTTAGAAGAGATAATGAAAAACAAAAACTACGATAAAAATAATTATCAAACTAGATATAGCGTAGATAAAAACGATAACAATACCATACAAGTTTTATATTTTAATTTTAAAACTTACATGAACGAAGTTTATAAAGTTAAAGAAACGGGTACAGGTTCTATGAAAATAATACCAAAAGATGATAGTTTTGATCCACCTGAAAACGTAGAGTTTAACTTTTCTAAATTACAAAGATCTATAGAGACTTTATATGAAGGAGCTTTAATACTTGGAACTGATAAATTACTTAAATGGGAAATGTCTTCTAATATGATGCGACCTAAAAGTGATTATACTAAAGTTAAAATGAATTATTGTTTAGTAGCGCCACGTATGTATCAAGGTCGTATAGAGTCACTTGTAAGTAGAATAACTGGTTTTGCTGATATGATACAGCTTACACATTTAAAACTTCAACAAGTTATGGCTCGTATGATACCTGATGGTGTTTATCTTGACGCCGATGGTTTAGCTGAAATAGACTTAGGTAATGGTACTAACTATAATCCACAAGAAGCTTTAAACATGTTCTTCCAAACAGGTTCTGTTATTGGACGAAGTTTCACTTCTGAAGGTGATATGAATCCTGGTAAAATACCTATACAAGAAATACAGTCTGGTAGTGGTGGTAATAAAATGCAATCGTTAATTGCTAATTATAATTATTACTTACAAATGATAAGAGATACTACCGGTCTTAATGAAGCTAGAGATGGTAGCACGCCAGATAAAAACGCTTTGGTAGGTGTACAAAAACTAGCTGCAGCTAATAGTAATACAGCTACAAGACATGTATTACAAGCTGGTATGTATTTAACTGTAGAAACAGCAGAGCGTTTATCTCTTAGAATATCTGATATATTAGAATATTCTCCAACAGCAGATGCTTTTATGCAAGCTATTGGTGGTCACAACTTAGCTACATTAGATGAAATATCTGATTTGCATTTATATGATTTTGGTATATTTATAGAGTTAATGCCAGATGAAGAAGAAAAAGCTGTGTTAGAAAATAACATACAGATGGCGTTGCAACAACAAACTATAGATCTTGAAGATGCTATTGATCTTAGAGAAATTAAAAGTGTTAAACTAGCTAATCAAGTTTTAAAACTTAGAAGAAAAAAGAAAATAGCTAGAGACCAATCGTTACAGCAACAAAATATACAAGCACAAGCTCAAGCTAATGCACAAGCGCAACAAGTAGCAGCGCAAGCTGAAGTACAAAAAAATCAAGCTTTAACACAAAGTCAAGCTCAGTTAGAACAAGTAAAAGCTGGGTTAAAAGAACAACAAATGAAACTTGAAGTTGAACAGAAAATGAAGTTAATGAAGTACGAATACGAAATTAACAAAGCTTTACAACGAATGAATATGAATCAAGTTGATTTAAAAGAAACTAGAAAAGAAGACCGTAAAGATGAAAGAACAAGGATGCAAGCCTCTCAACAAAGCGAGCTTATTGATCAAAGAATAAATAAAAAACCACCTAAAAAGTTTGAGTCTTCAGGTAATGATATACTAGGAGGTGACTTTGGACTTGGAAGATTTGATCCTAGTTAAGATTTATTAATTATTATTATATTATATTATGGAAGAAAACAAAGAAAACGTAGTTGAAGAAACTACACAAGATACAACTGAACAAGTTGAAGAAGTAACAAAAGTTGATATGAGCAAGTTTAATTCTGCTGATGATCCTAATGTTATTAAAGTAGACTTAAGTAATCCACCAAAAATAGAAGAAGATGCCACTGGAAAGCAAAGCACAGATGAGGTACCTGTTCGCGACGAATCCGAAACTAGCGAAGAAGTACGTGAAGAAAACATCGAAGCAAAAAATGAAGAACCTACCGGAGAAGAAAGCTCCAGCAAAGTTCAGGATGATACACCCGTTATTGAGGAAATAACAAATGAAGAAGTAGAAGAAAAAGTAGAAGAAGTAGCAGAGCAAGTTGAAGAAGCAATTGCTGAAGCTGAAGCTACTGGCAAACCACTTCCAGAAAATATACAAAAGTTAGTTGACTTTATAGAAGAAACTGGTGGTGATTTAAATGACTATGTTAAGTTAAATCAAGATTATAGTAAATTAGATAATCAAGATTTACTATATGAATATTATAGACAAACTAAACCTCATTTAAATGCAGAAGAAATTAACTTCCTTATGGAAGACACTTTTTCATACGACGAAGAAGTTGATGATGAAAGAGAAATACGAAGAAAAAAATTAGCGTTAAAAGAGCAAGTTGCCAGCGCTAGAAGCCACTTGGACGGGCAAAAGTCCAGATACTATGAAGAAATTAAAGCTGGAAGTAAGCTTACAAATGAGCAACAAAAAGCCGTTGATTTCTTTAATAGATACAACAAAGAATCAGAAGCAAATAAAAAAATAGCAGATAAACAAACACGTACTTTTTTAAATAAAACAAATAGTTTTTTTGGAGACAAGTTCAAAGGTTTTGAATATAACGTCGGTGATAAAAGGTATAGGTTTAATGTAAACAATGCTAATGAAGTTAAAGATACTCAAAGCGACATTAATAATTTTGTCAAGAAGTTCTTGAATGAAAATAACGAAATGTCAGATGCTGCAGGTTATCACAAAGGGCTTTATACAGCAATGAACGCTGATGCTATTGCAAAACACTTTTACGAACAAGGTAAAGCTGATGCTATGAAAGATAGTATAGCTAAATCTAAAAATGTTAATATGAACCCAAGGCAACAGCACGGAATTGTTGAAGCTGGTGGTATAAAAGTAAAAGCGCTAGGCGATAATTCTTCTGATTTTAAGTTTAGAATTAAAAATAGAAAATAAATAACAATTTAAAATTACAAAATTATGGCAATTACTGCAGGAGGTAGTTTGAATAGTGTAGCTGCTCCACAGCAACAAACACTAGCTTCAAATTACATAGATTTTACAAGTTCAACTACACAAGGTTGGGCACAACAATACCTGCCTGACTTAATGGAAAAAGAAGCTGAGGTTTTTGGAAACAGAACTATCTCAGGTTTTTTATCTCAAGTTGGAGCAGAAGAAGCAATGACATCTGATCAAGTTATTTGGTCTGAGCAGTCAAGATTACATTTATCTTACGTTGGAACATTAGACGTAGATGGTGATACTAACGGTACGTTTACAGTTACTACTGATATTGATGGTAACGCGATTACAACTACTCATGGTATTAGAGTTAACGATATGGTATTAATAGCACAAGCTGGTGTTGTAGTTAAAGCACTAGTTGTAGAGACTCCAGAGTCTGCTGTTGTTACACTTGAGCCTTATGCAAACGACATTTTAGATGACGAGTTAGCTGATGGTACAGCTACTTTATTAGTTATCGGTTCTGAGTTTGGTAAAGGACAATCTTACTCTGATATTACAGGTACTCACAACTCTGAAAGAAGAACAGCTTTAGAGCCTCAATTTAAGCAATTTAATAATAAGCCTATTATTATGAAAGATTACTACGAGGTTTCTGGTTCTGATGCTTCAAGAATTGGTTGGGTAGAGATATCTGGTGAAGAAGGTCAATCAGGTTACATGTGGTACTTAAAAGCTGAAGGCGATACAAGAGCTCGTTTTACTGATTACATGGAAATGGCTATGCTTGAATCTGAGTTAACAGCTGCTGATTCAGCGATTGGTTTTGCTGATAAGCAAATTAGAGGTACTGCTGATGCTGGTGCTAATGGTGCTGGTACTGAAGGTTTATTTGCTGCTATTGAATCAAGAGGTAATATTACTTCTGGTGTAACTGGTGTTAACGCTGCTACTGACCTAGCTGAGTTCGATGCTATCTTAGCTGAGTTTGATAAGCAAGGTGCTATTGAAGAAAATATGTTATTCGTAAACAGAGCTACTAGTTTAGCTTTTGATGATATGTTAGCTTCAATGAACTCTTATGGTGCTGGTGGTACTTCTTACGGAGTGTTTGATAACTCTGAAGATATGGCTTTAAACTTAGGTTTCTCTGGTTTCCGAAGAGGTTCTTATGACTTCTACAAGTCTGACTTCAGATACTTAAACGACAAAGCTACAAGAGGTGGTATTAATGATAGAGCAGGTAGCGCAGCTATCCGCGGTGTTATTATACCAGCTGGTGTATCTTCAGTTTATGATCAACAATTAGGAAAGAACCTTAAGCGTCCTTTCTTACACGTAAGATATAGAGCTTCACA